TTGAGGGCTTTAACGAACTGAATAACGGCAGTTATACAATCGCTCCGACAACTGAACAGTTAAGCAATGTAAATACATTAAACAATTCATTTGTAACAGCGGTCAGAAATGCAGGTGGTAAAAATACTGATCGTGTGCTTATAGTTGCAGGTTATAATACAAATATTGATTATACTGTTTCAGATTTTGCTAAACCGAATGATACAGCTTCTGACAGATTAATGCTTTCTGTTCATTATTATGAGCCTAGTGATTTTGCTTTAAATGAAAATGGCACAGACGAATGGGATGAAGATATAGAAACAATAGAAGCACAGTTTAAGAAAATTTCTGATTTTGCTAAGACTAAGAATATGCCAGTGTTTATAGGTGAATATGGTGCTATTGACAAAAATAATGATGAAAGCCGTGCGGCTTATTTAAGTAGTTTAAATGAGATTGCGAATTCATTTGCCAATATAGTAACAGCGTACTGGGATAACGGATTCACAGGAATTTATGGATTTGCTCTGTTTGATAGAGAAACTAATTCTGTAACAGAAAGCGGAGAAACTATAATATCCGCAATAATGGGATAATAAAAATAAATATTAAAAATGACACCTGGTTATTATTGTAACGGGTGTCATTTTTATTTATAATTAAGACCTGCAAATAAAAGTCAAGCCCCAAGAGAGTGAATTTACAAATAATGCATAAATCTAAAAAGGATATGGCAAAAAGACCGCTTCATATAAAAAATTTTGAAGCAGTCAGCTGTGGATAAAAAGTCGGAAGTTATAGTAATTTAAGGGTCTGATTCACTTTCGCATAATAGATCCGCAGAAACTTGTTTGCAGCAGCGATCCTGTAAGAATAGTAATGCTTTCCCTCGGAACGTTTTTTGTCAATGAATTGATATACAGGTTCGTTTTCAGGCTTGTTCAAAATGAAAACTTGGGTTATCTGAAAAAGAACTTTTCTGAGAGCAGCTGAGCCACGTTTGGAAATGTGCCTTGAAGTGATGTCAAGCTGTCCCGATTGATATGGTGGAGCGTCCAGACCTGCGAATGCTGTAATTGCACGTCTGTTTCTGAATCGGCGAGTATCCCCGATCTCAGCCATGAGCTGAGGTCCGTACACCTTGCCAACACCGTACATTGCCATTACAGTTTTGTATTCCGGAAGTGAAGAAGCAATCCTATCCATCTCTTTACGAATGGAAGATACAGTTTCCAGTATGGTGTTAAGCTGCATAACGGCCTGAGTAACAAGCAATTTCACGCTGTAATTCAGCGGTAGAACAGCGATAATTGACTTTGCGAAAGTATGTATTTCTTCTGCTTTTGAATCAGAATAGTTGTATTTGTTTTTCTTACACCAGCTTTTGTATTTTGTCTTGAAAACAGATAAATACAGTCCGGCAATACAGTCTTTATGAGGAAAAGCATTCAGAAAATCCACCCACTTCTCGTGACCGTCAGACTGCCTTTCTGGTGATGTAAAGAGTTTATTAATACCCGGAAATACGGAATCGGTCAGCGAGATAAGATTGTTTTTCATCATGGTCTGAATTTTGTTGGATTGATTGTACTGCCTGTTCAGTATCTTTAATGTTTTTCGCTGTTCATCGGCAGGAACATATTCTTCAAGTTCAGTCCAGCGGTCAAGAGTATAGGAGGCAAGTTTCAAAGCGTCTTTCTTGTCCGTCTTGACCTTTCTTAAAGAGTTTCCGCCATAGTCATGAACTAAGAGAGCATTGACTACGGAAACAAATATACCGTTGTTATGGAGGAACTGTGCTATGGGTTCAAAATATGTACCGGTGCACTCCATAACAACCTTTGATTCACCCGGCAGAGTTTTTATGAGGTCTACAAGCTGCTTGAGGTCACTGTCGTTATGAATAACATCAAAGGGTGAAGCCACCACCTCTCCGAATGGTCTTAGCACTGCGACTGTGCTTTTTCCTTTGGAAACATCGATACCTACTGCGTTCATTTTTATCACTCCTGTTTGAATTTGTAATCGGAAGCCACGCTTTTTCTCATTACCTATTCAATCTGTTGGGTGACACGAACGCACCGATACGGCGGCTCAACCTGCAAAAACGAACACTGCAATGAAAGCATGGATGACTGTCTAAATTACGGGCGCTTTGTCCCAAGGAGGAAAACGTCATTCCAATCACTGCTTTCATTGTAGCTCAGAAATGAGTGCGTGTAAACCATGACTGGTGTGTCATGGTTTTACCGACTATTATTATTGTAACAGGAGGTTAATTATGAAAACATGGGCAAAGCGTTCACTTAGAACATTTTTACAAACGGCTGTAGGTTACATAGCGGTCAACATTGCCGCAACGGATTTAACTGTAAAATCCGCTGTTTTGGGATTAGCTGTATCGGCTGTCTCGGCAGGTCTTGCGGCGGTTATGAACTTGAAGGAGGTATAATTTATGAATATTAAAAACATGTACATTACAAAAAATCGTCCGTATACGAAGAGGATTAAAACAACTAAAATTGCAGTGCATTACATAGGAAATCCCAATACGTCGGCTGAAGCCAATAGAAATTATTTTAATAGCAATAATAATGATGTTTCCAATAACTATATTATTGGGCTGAATGGTGAAATAATATGCTGCATTCCAGATGAGGAAGTCGCATGGTGTACCTGTCAGGCGAACAGCTACAGTGTATCGATTGAAAATTGTCATCCTGACAGCACAGGCAAATTAAACAGTAAGACTTACAACAGCCTTGTTGAACTTTGCGTTTATTTATGTAAAAAGTACAAGCTGAATGAAAACGATTTGATTCGTCATTATGACGTTACAGGTAAAGTTTGCCCGAAAGGATTTGTACCTAAAAATAAAGGCGGCTCAGACGATAACAGCAATACTGCTTGGAAAAAATTTAAGGCGGACGTTAAGGATAAGCTTAATAGTACAGCACCATCGTCTTCCAACACTCAAAAGCTTTATCGTATACGCAAATCATGGTCTGATGTAAAAAGCCAGATCGGTGCGTATTCTTCTTTGGAAAATGCCAAAAAGGCTTGTAAAAGTGGTTATACCGTCTATGATTGGAACGGCAAGCCTGTTTACAGTAAGTCGGCAGCAACATTTAAAAGGGGCGATAAAGTAAAAGTTAAATCAGGAGCAAAGGATTACAGCGGCAGCAATCTTGCAAGCTTTGTATATAAAAATACATATACGATTCTTGAAATCAGCGGTGATCGTGTTGTAATCGGCATAAATGGAGCAGTAACAGCTGCAGTGCACAAAGATAATTTGACAAAAGCATAAATTTAAGGAGCAGATTTCTGCTCCTTATTTTATAAATTAATTTTTGGAGGTATTTATATGAAAAGTTTTATTCCATGGATAGGCGGCAAGAGTCTTCTTGCAAAGAAAATTGTATCAATGTTTCCGGATGATTTTGACAGGTACATTGAAGTATTCGGAGGCGGAGGTTCTGTTTTATTTTCAAAGGACAAACATGCTCCGCTGGAGGTTTACAATGATGCAAACGGTCAGCTTGTGAATTTATTCAGATGTATACGCTTTCACCGTGAAGAGCTTCAGCGTGAAATTTCAGGTTATATTAATGCAAGAGAAATTTTTGAAGATATAAAGGCTCAGATAAATGTCAGGGGTATGACCGATATCCAAAGAGCAGCGATGTTTTATATTCAAATCAAAATCAGTTACGGGGCAGACGGCAGAACTTATGGCTGCAATAAGAAGAACATCTCTCCGGAGTATTTGACTGAAATTGAAAGACGATTAAAATCAGGCGCAGGAGTGGTAATTGAACATAAGGATTTTGAAAATTTAATTAAAGTTTATGATCGTCCGAATGCATTTTTCTATTGTGATCCGCCTTATCATAAAACTGAAAAATATTATGATGTATTGTTTACTGACAGTGATCACGAACGTTTAAAGAACTCTTTAAGCAATATTAAAGGACGGTTTATTCTCTCTTATAATGACGATGAATATATACGTGAATTGTACAAGGACTTCAATATTACGGCTGTTGAAAGACAGAATAATCTTTCTAGCGGTTTGTACAAGGAACTTATTATAACAAATTATTGATGTTATTTTTTTTAGAACACAAATAACAGAATACGTTATTTGCGTATTAACAAAAGTATCATCGGAGGGCAATTTATGATTAAAATTAATTTACTGAAGCTGTTAAAAGAATGTGGAATGACGCAGTTGGAATTGTCGGAAATTACAGGAATCAGACCGTCTACAATCTGCGATATGTGTAATAACAACTGTGCTTTTCTTAAGTTAGAAAATATAGATAAAATATGCAGTAAGCTTGACTGCAAGCTAGAGAATTTCATTGAAATTGTCCCTTCGGCAGAAAGGACAGATAATGAAAGTATTAAGTTTATTTGACGGTATTTCCTGCGGTATGGCGGCGCTTGAACGTGTCGGCATACCTGTTGAAAGATATGCAGCATACGAAATTGATAAATATGCAATTAAAATAAGTGAGAAAAATTATCCCTTTATAGAACACTGCGGAAACGTATTTAACGGAGATTTTACGCAGTACTTTTGATGTAATTGCCCATATTTTAAGTTTTATAAAATGATTAAAGACCATTCATAAAGAAAATATTTACAGCTGCTTTTTTTCAGCGCACGCTATAATTATCCGGAAGTGTCTGAAGCCGTTTGCACTCGGTTCAAGAGTATTTTTCAAATATGCACAGCCGTAATTTGCGGTAAGGCAATAAATGGTCATTAGCTTAAGTATTATATTTTTTACATAATTTTGTTGATTTTTGGTAAATAATGGTGTATAATAAAATTATAGCCATGGTTAATTAATTATTAAGGGGAAATTTTTTATGAAAAGATTAAGAAAAGCATATCATATTATAATAGCAGCCGTAATGACTTTTTGTTTGATTTCATGTGCAGATAATGCAATATTGTCTGAAATACTTGCAAATACGATAGTTTCAGCGGATGAATATAATAGTTTTACTTATTCTATCAATAATGGAAATGCGTCCATCAGCAAATATAATGGAACAGCAGAAAATCTTGTTGTACCGGAAAAAATTAACGGCTATCCAGTTACCAATATTTATGGCGGTGCATTTCAGAATAATAATTACATTAAGAAAGTCACAATAAAAAGTAAGATAACTATATTATACGGAAGAATGTTTGCACATTGTTCAAATTTAGAAACAGTCATTTTACCCGAAACCCTAGTGGAAATTAAAGATGGAGCATTTAGTTCAAGCGGTATCGGATATATTACAATTCCGTCAAGTGTTACTAAAATTAACAGGCAGTCATTTCAAGGGTGTCAAAGGTTATCTACTGTAACCATTAAAGGAACAACTCATATACGCGGAGCAGCGTTTTATAATTG